CCACACGGTGCGTCACCCCGGCAATCGCGGGGCTTTCAATGATGGTGCCTTTTGGGATCGTCAGGTTCCCGGACGCTTCGGCCCGCGTGAACAGGACGGTTCCTTCGGCGTAGGTGGCGGGATGCCGCTCAAGGTCGACCCCCCAACAGTAAATATCCAGATAAGTGCCCGTGGCGAACTTGAGGAACGTATTCGGAAGCGCATGGCGGACAAGCAAGCGGACGAGCCACAGCGCAGGAGCGGTCACAATGGCGGAAACGAGCCGCCAGAAGGGGCTCCATGCGCTGTTGTTCGTGATCTGCGATCCCTCCTCCGCGTTGATCGTATCCCAGCGCCCCCGCATCCCGGCTTCCGTGGTCGGGATACCGGCTTCGGAAAGCATCTTTTCAAAAATCTGTTCGGACTCCGACATTTACGCCTCCAGAGCAAGGGACAGCGCCCCGTAGAGTTCCGTTTGCGCCGTGAGCCAGTAGACCCCCGGTTCGGACTCGCTGATCTCCGTGGTTCCGGGGATGATCCGCTCGTCGTCGTCAACGGCGATACTGATTTTTATGAGGCAGGATTTCCGCTTCATGGGGTCGCGGTTCGCCAGCATTTCCGTCAGGAGCCCAGACTCCCTGATCATGTGGACAATATCCTGCGCTATTGAAGCCCGGCCCGTGACCATTTCGGGGATGCCCCCGGCGTCGGGCGTCAGGTCGTCCTCCGTAATCAAAAGATCCCGGTATTCCTCCATGCTCTCCCTCAATCAAAGGACATGGCCATCGCTTCTTCGACCTTTTCCCGCGTGACCAGCCCCTCAAAGTTGAAATACTGCGCCCCGATCGTCATGGTCTTGTTCTGGCTGCGGTTCGTGTTGCTGTTGTTCAGCGTATTGTAGATGCTCCGGGACTGCGGCGCGGGGATACGCGGCATTTCAAGAGACGGCATCCGGGGCTGCGTCGGCGCGGATACGGCGTTGATAAGCTGGGGCCTGTACGCTTCGCGGACTCCCGCCCGCTCAAACCGCGCCACCTGCCCCTGCGCCTGCATGACGGTTTGCTGCGCGGGGCGGCCCATGACTTCACTCTGCCGCTGGAGCGCCTGCGGCGCGGACTGTGCGGGAACGGAGGGAACGGGAGAAGGAACCCCCATGCCGTACAGCTCATAGCCGACCAGCGCCTTTTCCGCCTGCGCCTGATACTGGGGGGATGCCGTGGCCCCCTCTTTGCCCGTGAACGTGGAAGCCTCCAGCGGCTTCGTCAGCTTGTAGTATGCGGAATCGGACTTGATGAGGCCCATCTTTTCGAGCACCCAGCCGATGCCCTCCATCAGCGTACGCAGGGGGGCCGTGACAAGGTTGATCGCCTCAAGCAAAAACTTTCCCCATTCGCCGTTGGAAAACGCCGAAGTCAGGCGCTCCCACCACGCGCAAATATCCTGCACAACGGCAATGATGGCCTGCCCCCACCATGTGTCCCCATATGACGCCTTGAACTCTTCCCAATTCGAGACAAGCCACGCGATGCCAGCCACAGCCAAAGCTGCGCCGTATACGATGAAGAGAAGCGGGTTTGCCAAGATCGCGGCCTTCACCAGCGACATGATTTCAAGGAACCATTTCAGGACGCCGCACAGCTTCCCAAACGGACTGATAATCCCAAGCACCCCCAACTTCATCAGGCCCGACGCGATGGACGCCAGCCCCATCACGCCCGCGAATACGGTTACGGCAAGCGCCGCGTAGCCTATCCACCGGGCAATGTTCGGGAACTCTTCGATCGCCCACAGGATTTTCCCCATGAACACGTTGAAGACGTCGACAACATCGTTGAGTGGCGGCAGGAGCTTCTGCCACCATGCCACGGAAACGGTATTGATCCCCGCCTCCAGCTTCATGAAGGGGTCAACCATTTTCCGGGCCATATTTGTGGCTGTTTCCATGCCCTTGATTTTGCCGAGGTCGTCTATGTTCTTCGCCAGCCCCGCCGTGTCCTGAATGAGCAGCTTGAGCATCCCCACGGCTTCATCGGAACCGAACGCTTTTTTGATCAGATCGGAATCCACGACCTTATCAAGCGCCCCGTACTTTTTCTTGAGCTTTTCGAGGATTTGCAGGACAGGAAGCATCTTTCCCTGCGAGTCCACAAACTTCATCCCCAGCTCTTTCTGCGCGTTGCCAACGCCCATAAGGAACGCCTTGTACTTCGTCCCCGCTTCCGAGCCGGACATGGTCGCTTGCAGCTTGCCGAGGATCGCCATCTGTTCGTCAAGGCTGATCCCCGCGCTGGTAGCGTTCGCGCCGAGGGATGTAAACGCCGAACTCATTTCATAGCCGCTTGTCTTGAACACCTTGATGGCGTGCGCCGTCTTGCCCGCCATGTCCTCAATCCATGCGGCCTTGCCCTGCGCTTCCGCCTGCTTCTGAAAAATGCCGTACATGGTGCCGGTGTAGGCGGTCATGGTCGAGGCGTCGGCCTTCGTCGCCTTTGCCATGACCGCCGAAGCATAGGTAAAGGACGAGAGTTCCTCGCCGGTCAGCCCGGCAATGCCGGACTGAATGGCATAGGAGGCGTCAACGAACTCCTTTGCTGTGCCCCCATAACTCATGGCGTAGCGTTTCGCCGTGGCGTCCAGTATCCGTAATCCCTTGGTGTCGACGTCGAGCGAGGAAACCTCCGCCAGCGCCCGGTTCATTTCCAGAGCCGGGGACACCAGCGTCTCCACGGCAAGCCCGGCACCAGCGACGGCAAGCGCCCCGCCGCCGATCTTCCCGAAAGCGGCTCCGGCCTGTTTCTGGGTCGAGTTGAGAACTTTCTGGAGCTTCCCAACAGGCCCGGACGCCTCGTCACGGACGCCGATGCTGAACATGAGCTTTTCCAGCTTCCCCATCAGGTTCTCCCGAATGCCCTTGCAATGCCGTTCGCCACGGCAAACCCCATCTTTTCCCAGTAGTCGAGTTCAAGGAAAAGCGCCTCAGCCATGCAGTCCTCGTCCTCTTGGCGACCGGGGAACCAGCGATGACACAGGGCCATAAGCTGCCCCAAGTCGTTGCTTTTGAGTTCCGCCGCCCGCCGCTCTACTTTCCCAGCGCCAGCGTCAGGTCAGGCTGGAACTCCTCAACAACGAACGACGCGATCTGAACCGCAAAACCCGGCTGTTCCAGAAGTTCCTTGAGGGCGGGCCTGCTGTCTTCAACCACACACCGCATCAGAAAGTTGTGCGCCGGGGCGATCTTGTTGGAAAGGCTCAGTTCATTGATATACTTGTTGTATTTGTCAGTCGTGACTTCAAAGGTCAGTTCGGCTTTGTTGGCGGTAAGCGTGATGGTCTTCTGCATCATTGTCCCCTTTTGATGATCAGTTGCTTTACGTCCTCGATCCGCGTGTCGAAATGCTGCCGCAGATCGTTAAAGAGCTTTCCCAGTTCTTTCTTGTTGTTGTAGTTCTCGGCTACGTGAACCTTGAAGGCGGCTATGTCCCGTTCGTTCCTGCGGCCCATGCGATGCAAATAGAGGAACGCCCCAACAAGCAAGGGCCAGACATATTGTCCGAACACTTCCAGAAGTTGTTCCAGCTTCACGGGCTTACCTCTTCGAGCCACAACGCCAGCGCCCCGGCGTCGCGTTCATCCATCCACACGCCCTTCACCCCGTTGAGCGTCGCCCGCCTCATGCTCGACAGTACGGGCCGCGTCGGGACTGTCCTTTCTTCCCAGTTGACCGATGAGCACGCCGACAGGATCGTCAGCAACGCGAGCACGGAAAAGAGCCTCCCGGCGTGCCGCCAGTTCCGCCTTTGCCCACGCCCAAACCTCAGCAAGCAACGCGAAGATGGCGGCAAACCTCTCCACATCATTTCCCCGTTTTGCCGTCCGAAACGGCGTTTTTGGCCTTTCCGAAGTTCCCGCCGAATTTCGCGGTCACGGCGTAGATGATCTTGTAGATGGCGGAACTGGATTCAGTCGGCGGGGCCATAAGCGTCTGCGCCAGAGCACACACGGCGATGCAGGCCGCTACGATAAACCCCGCCCAGTTTTCGCCCACAAACTGGGCAAGAGCGTTGAAAAATTGGGTTTCCATCAAACAGACTCCGGGTCATAGGTTCGCGTCAGCCAGCCGTCGAGAAAACA